GTCCTGGGCCGACTGGGGCGTGTAGGGCAGCAGCCACCTGGTGTCGGGCCCGGTTCCGCTGACCAGCTTGTGGTTGGTGTCCCCGTAGCGAGCCTCCTGGCGAGCCCTCTCCTGGGCGACCATCTCCAGAACGGCCCGGGTGCGGTCTCCGTGGAGCGGCATCCCCGGGGGGAGCCCTTCTGCGCGGTTGTTGACTGGGATCACGCTCACGCCAGCAACCCGGCGTCCGCGCCAGAGTGCCCGACGACCTGCCTGTACAGCTCGCACCGCTCCCACACGCAGAGCAGCTCCCCTGCCAGGTTCTCGTGCTGGATTCGGCGGCAGCTCTCGCACACCGGGAACCGGGGTGCAAACCGGCCAGTGGCCGCGTTGCGTCGTAATGTCACCATTCCTCCTTGTTGGCGCAGATGGGGCCCAGGCCGAGTGCCCGGGAGGTCTCGTCGGTCAGCTCGAGGCCGCAGCGCCCGCAGTGGCCCAGCAGCCGACCATAGAGCTCGGCAGCCGCCTTCGGGTCCTCCTTGATGGCAAGCAGGGCCTCGTTCAGCTGGCCGTTGTAGGGGTGCTCGGACGGCCCGGCCTGCACCGTGATGCGACCGTTGCGTCCCACCCGGTAGAACTGCGCCGGGGCGCCCTCGGGCTGGAAGGCGTAGCGCCCGGTGCGGATGCCGTGGGCTGCGACCTTGGCCCGGGGAGCGGCGAACAGCGCGTCGATGAGCTCCGAGGCCTGCGTCATGGAGAGGGTGGCGACGTCCACCTCGGCGCCGTAGGCGCGCTCGGTGAGCAGGTTGGCGATCAGCTCCCGCTGCTTCTCCGACGCCATCCGGACGGCTGGGGCAGTCTTCATGGCCAGAAGCTTCTCGATCATGGCGGAGGCTGCACGCTTGTCGGCGGGGACCCACGCGGCGGGGTCCAGGCGACGCTCGCTCACCAAGCTGGCAATGAAGCTCAGCTGCTTGGGGGTGGCGGGGTCGGCGCGGTGGGAGGGGGACCCGGGGCGACGGGTGGCGGTCTCCTCGTCGGCGACGGGGGTGGCGGTGGTGTGCAGCCGCTGCGCCTCGGCCTCGGCGAGCAGGGAGTCCATGTAGGCGTCGGCGTCGGCCCACTGCGGGTCGGGGTTCTCGGTGCGGTACGCGGCGGCCTCGCGGAGGGTGTGGAGGTCCCAGCTGTCGTAGGTCATGATGTTCTCCTTGTGTCTGGCGGGCCCCTGTGGCCCAACGGGTAGAGCGTACCCCACGCCAGGGTAGTTGCGCTACTAGCGGAACATTCGGAAGATGGACCGGACGACCTGCCGACGGATGAGCCGCTTGGCGAGCCTGCCCTGCTGGGCCGCCTGCGCGTCCCCGATGCCTCGCTGGGCGAGGTACAGCGCCCGGCGGAGCCGCTCGAGGTCGGAGGTCACTTGGTCATCGCCTTGTGGTACTGGGCGACGGCGCGGTCGATGCGAACCTTGTGGGGCAGGGTCGGCAGGCCCTTGGGGGTGCGGCACGACTCGTCGGTGGTGGCCCCGCAGTCGTGGCAGTTGCTGCCGAGGGCCAGTTGGTCGAAGCGGCTGTCGCGAATCATGATGTGCTCCTCTCGGGACCCCCGTGGGCCCGACGGGTAGAGCGTACCCCACGGTGGGGTAGTTGCGCTACCCCACCGTGGGGTCCTGCTACGCGGTCTTGCGAGGGTACTTCAAGCCCATGGCTCGGGCAATGGAGCGGCCTTCAGCACGAGCCGCCCGAACACGGGCCTGCTTCTCAGGGTCCTTGAAAGGGTGGCCCCCGCCGAGCTTCCGGGTGCCCCGCTCCATGCCCTTCAGCACCTCCATGACGCGGTTGGTCTCTTCGACGGATGCGCGCCCCTGCTCGACGCGAACGAACGCGCTGTAGGTGAGACCAGCCGCTTCCGCGACTCGGTCCTGCGAGAGGTTCTTCCTCTCGCGCAGGTCTCGAATGTGGCTCATACTGTTCTCCCTGTTGGGTGTCGGTCTCCCCCCGAGGCCCAAGACCGTACCCCACGCCTAGCCGCCTCGCTAGTGGTATCGCTCCTCGTGCAACCCTAAAGAGCTAACCAGCATGGTCTTCCCACACTCCCAGCAGGTGGCGTTCCGCCCCTTGTTGATGGCAGCTGTGATGGTATCTGCCCAGCTCGGGGACTGGACGGAGACACCTCGAGCCTTCCGCTCTTGGCGCCGCTCGGTCTCGGTTGTCCCGGCCCAGATTCCTCGGTGCTCGTGGGCCAGGGCCCAGTCCAGGCACTTCTCCAGCAGCGGGCACGGCGGGTCCAGGCAGATAGCCTTGGTCCGCTCGACGACCTGGGGGCTGGTGCCCTTCCGGGGGAAGAACCGCTCCGGGTCCTCGCCTACGCAGTGAGCCGTCGTCCCACCCATGGCTTCACCCTCCGATCCACCGCTGGAGCGATGACAACTTCTGCCTGGCCGGTGGCGGCCAGGACGGCACAGCGGGTCCGGTCGTAGCTCCCCATCGCCTTGAACAGCCCCTTGGCGGCGTACTTGACCTGGCCTATCGAGAGGCCCAGCTCACGGGCGATACGGAGGTCAGACCAGCCCTCGCACATGCCGTAGAGCACCTTCGACTGGCGCTCGGTCAGAGTGACCGTAAGGATCTCGTCGGGCCACGGCGGGGGAGTCCAGGTTGTCACCAGGCACGCCGAGCGACCGCCGCGAGAACACCGAGCACAGCGACAACAGCCAGCAGGCCGATGGCCCAGTCCCAGCCCGACCAGTGGCCGGGGTAGCTGTAGTACATCGGGTATCCATACCAGTGGCTGAAGTGCGGGTGAGGACCATAGTAGACGTGCCCGCCGTAGACGCGCCGAGGGTAGACGTGAACCACAGTGGTGTGGTGGTGGTAGTGGTGCACCGTTGTCCGGCTGCCACCTCTGGCGAGCGTAATCATAGTCCGGCCCTCATTCCGCAGGAGACCCAGCGGAGCGTGGCAGCGGTGCGGTCGAGCACGGAGGCGAGTCGGTTGAGCTGGTGACTGGCGTGCCAGGTAGCCGACTCGACGCAGAAGGCGAGAGCGTTGGTCACTTCCGCTGCTCCGCGAGGCGGATCGCGGTGCCTACAACAAGCGCCACGATCGAGCCCGACAACAGCCATACAACAGCCATCAACAGCAGCATGACTAGACTGTACCCCACTCGGTGACGACGCGTAAGCCCTCGCGACGGCAAGCTGCCGCAACGTTGTCGGCCTTCGTGGCGGCCACCTTGCAGTACTGCTCGGTGAGCTGCTTCCCACCTCGAGCGGCCCGGCGCTCGGCCGCCACCTCCGGGCTCACCTGTAGGTGAACCACGGTGAGGTCTGTCTGGGCCGCCAGCGCCGACAGGAACCCCATGTGGCACAGGCGGGCTCCCTCTCCGAAGACCCAGTCCAGGCCGAGCAGCGGCAGCGCCTGTAGCCAGAGAAGGGCCTGAGGCGCCACCGAGAGGCTGAGAGCGTCCGTCCCGGGGTACTCGGGCCGAAGGTGCCCCAGATACGCTCCAGAGCCCTTCTCGGGGTGCGACAAGACATGCCCGAACATCTCCCGGGTCGTCCACTTCTGGTAGGGCCCGACTTCCCAGCCCTCCAGCATCTGGGCCATCAGGGTGGACTTGCCCGCCCCGGGCCCTCCTATGATGTAGACGCCTCGCGTCATCCGGACTCAGGCCCACAGCTTCTTTGCCAACGCGAGAGTCATACCCATCATGAGGTCGACCTGGGCGATTTTCTCATCCTGGTCGGTGAGCTGTTCCAGGATGCCGAACTCCTTCCCGATGTCTCCCCCGTAGACCTCGCCCACGCCAGCTAGAATCGGCTGCACGTCTGCCGGACCACCGTCGAGACCGGTGAGCCAGCAGCGCATCTTGGCCAGGTACACCAGCAGGTCGATGGCGGTGTCGGCCTGGGTCTCGTCGGACGTGTCCAGGCCGGTACCGATGCGGTCGACCTTGCGAGCGATGTTGCCCAGGATGCCCATCTCCCCGCGCCGCTTCCAGCTGTCCCCGTAGGCAGCGTGCTTCTCCGCGTGCAGGGTGTTCACATAGCCCAGGAAGTCCGGTTCGGGGGCCGGGGCCACCGGGGCAGGCTCCTGGGGCTTCCCGGCAGGCGCGGTGGACGCGGCACAGGCAGCGTGCAGCCGAGTACCCTGGAGCGGCACCAGCGGAGCCACGTCCCCGCTCCAGTACCACTGCAACACCCGCAGCCAGCTCCGCATCATGGGCTCCGGGAAGGTGTCGGCGTCAACCTGGGCCCCTGTGCGGATGCTGTGCTCGTACTCGAACCACATACGCACGAGAGAGTCCAGGTCGGCGAGGTCCTTGACGCCGTCGAGCCGGGGCGAGTCGGAATGGGGCATCAGCGGGCTGTTCCGGCGGATGCGGTCGGCCTTCGCCCAGTGCTGCTGGTACAGGTGGAACGACGTCGTGCTGAAGTGCAGCGAGCCGACGCTCAGCCCAGTCAGCCCAGCGACGACCTCGAGCAGCACCGACCACTCGAAGGCATTGATGCCGCTCCAGCCCCACATGGCGTCGTTGCTTCGGATGCCGACGTGGAGGTCCACGAACCCGAGCCGACTGCTGAAGCTGAGCCAGTTGTTGCAGGCGATGTCCTTGCCCGGCTTGGTGTCCTCCGTCGGGTCCCACAGCGTGGCCACGGCCTGCCGCGACCCGGGGCTCTCCTTCAGCGTGTCGACCACGTAGGCCAGCTGGTCCACCCCGTGGTAGTTGCGCAGCCGGGGCCCATAGCCCGCGCGCCAGCTAACGCCGTCGTCGGTGAAGTCGGCCGCGCGGGGCAGGTACGGCGCCAGCCCGGCGACGTCGTTGCGCCCAGCCAGGACCCACATCGTCTCGACGATCTGGGCGGCGATGTTGGCCTTGCGGTCGGGCAGGGTGATCTCCCGCTGCCACGGCCTGCTCAGCGTGATGCCGACGTGCATGAGCTCCAGGGTGCGGCCCGCGCGCGACCCGAACTCGGAGCCGTCGGCCAGCAGGTCGCCCATCAGGACGGGCAGCGCCCGGTCGACGTTGTCGAAGTGATAGTTGAAGTTCACGATGTCCTTCTCGTATGTGGTTGTGCCCCAGCCCTCGGTCGCCGGTCGCACGGCCGACGTCTTCCCCACGCGGCCCCACGGTTCCAATCGTGGGCGAGGTGGCGCACCGAGGGCTGGGAGTCTAGATGAGGGTGTAGTAGTCAGGGAGGACGGGGTCGGGCTGCGGGCCCGGGTGGGCGGGCTTGTAGGGCCGGTCAGCCACAGGCCCCTGGCTGTACCGGTGGTACTTGCTGTATTCACAGAGCAGGTTGCTGCCTATGTCCATCAGGCTTGGTACACGGTACCCCAATCGCGGGCATTCCGGTAGTGCACGCAGAGCACCGTACACGGCCTTGACCGTGTCACCTACCCGAGCGTTCGGGTTGACGGCCTTGGCGCCCTTGATGGACCCCGGGCCGGGGATCAGAAAGTCGTCCTCGCGGTCCTCTCCACACTGGTATCCCCAGTCGGTGAGCACCTGCATCGCCATGAAGTCTCCCACGCCCTTGTTGCGCTTCAGGGCGTTGAACCTCACCGATTGGGTGGGCGCCACCTCCCAGGAAGGCATGACGTCGTCGGGCGAGCCAGGGGTGAACAGCCGCTGCGTCAGGTTGATGATGGAGTCCAGCTTGTCGGTACCGGGCGTGTCCGACTGCGGGAACACCAGGTAGGCGCTCGTGAAGAAGGGGCGCTCAGCGCTGGCCTTCGTCCTCGTGATCTTGTGCGGGGTGTCCTTGTGGGCCCGCTCCTGAACGGTCTTGGTCTTGACGGACCCCCGGTACTCCTTCCAGGCCGCTCGGACGTCCTCGAGAGCCTCGACCGTCGGGTAGCCACCCAGCATGACCGAGAGGTACTGCCACGTCTCGATGCGCCCAGTGTGGCGGTACAGGAACGCCCGCATGAGGGTGTCTCGTGGGCTCAGCCCCGGCTCGAACAGGTCGGTGAGCAGGAACTGAGTGCCCGGGTCCAGCACGCGGAAGACGTTGGTGAATTTCCGGGACGCCAGAATGGGGTCGTCGGTCCACGGCTGCGGGGCCCCGGCCTGCCGCTTCTCCCAGATGCGGTGCCGCTCAACTACGAACTGCAGGAAGTCGTCCATCACAGCTCGACCGACACAATCCGCACCGCAGTGACCATTGGGCCCCTCCGGTAGCACATGAGCGCGCCCAGGGTGCGCGCCTCGTTGTCTTCAGCTGTCATGCCCAGCCTCTTCTCTTCCACGTCGACCGTGACGTAGTGGGTGCGGATGTTGGCTGGTGTGGGCGGTCGTACCCGCGCCACGTCAACCTCCAGCTCATAGAGCATCGAGGGGCAGCTCGTCCCAGGTGTAGCCGCACCGCCCGCACGTGCGGCGGATCAGGCCGATGAACATGTAGCGGGCGCTGGCGTAGGAGCTGCCGCACTTCACGCAGCGGCTATGTGGGGAGAAGGGCCGCGTCACTTCAGCTCCCGGATGGCCTCGAGGATGAGCTCGTCAGCCTTGTCGGTGTCGACGTCCTCCAGGTAGCCGTCGGAGTCAAACTCGCCGCTGACGAACTTGCCCCGCACGAGCGCCGCGTACACCTCCCACTCCCAGCCGGAGTTGCCGAACGGGCGCTTGCCGCTGAAGCCCTCGCCCTCCCGCCACACCGTCGCGAGCAGCCTGACCAGGTACTCGCGCACCGAGGACGCTTCGGCGTCGTTGTCGTGCGGGTCCATGGGGCACTTCAGAACACCCTGGGCACTCATGCGAACTCTCCTCCAACGATCCAGAAGCAGGTAGTGCCGTCGCGGCGGGTCCACCACTCGGGCTGCACCAGGTTGAGCCACCGGATGCATTTTCCTTCGTAAGTCGGGTGAAAATTGATACCGTCCAGCGACTCCTTCATCCGGTCACCGTAGCTGGCCCACACGTCATGCAGCGTGAGGAAGTGCAGGTTGACACCCGGGATCTCCATCCCACGGCCAACGAGGGCCAGCCGGTTGGCTGCCCAGGTTCGCCGGTCGGGCCCGATCTCCATGAGGTAGATGTCGCGCAGTGCGGCGGGGCGCGCGTCGTGCAGGCCGTACAGCACACCACAGGCTGTGTTGGACGAGCCGAACGGCAGCACCAGGGTCTCTACCTCGTCAGGCAGGTTGGCGGTCTGGGGCGCCCCCACCCGCAGGAACGCCTCGATCTCCTCTCTCCCGGCGTCGGGCGGCGTGGTTATGCCGTAGGGCATCCTCCAGACGCCGGGCTCTCGAGCGGCCTCCAGGGCCGCTCTCTGCAGGGCTGTGTTGTAAGCGACGGGGATGGCCCGCACGGTGGCCCCGGCGTCCACCGCGATGCGGATGGACGGATGGCGCACGGCCTTCTCCGGAGTGGTGGCGCCCACGATGATCTCACACTCGAGGCCGAAGTCGCGGGCCACCACGGCCGACATGGCCGCCTGCGGCGACAACACCGACTGGGCCGACACCACCGTCATGACGTCGCCCCGGGCAGCCGCCTGCCCGATCAGGTGCTGGCAGGCTCGCAGCTTGGAGCCGTTGACGCCCGGAGGGTCGATGCGGTGAGCGTCCTCCCGCTTGAACCAGCGTCCGCCTCGGAGCTCGACGGGGGTGAGGGTCACTTGACTTCCAATCCGATGGGTGCGGCAGGGGTGGGCACGAACGCGGCAGGCTGCCCGGTGCGGGAGAACGACATCACGGTAGACCAGCGGTGCCAGAACCCCGCCACCATCCAGTAGCCGTAGAGCTCCTCGAGCCGGTGCGCCAGCGCGCCGAGGTAGGCGGGGTAGTTCACGCAAGTTCCCTCGCCGAGCAGTGACTCGTACTTCCGGCGGTGGAGGTGCAAGTATCGAGCGGCGACGTCGGTGAGGACGACGCCCTTGGGCTCTCCAGCGAACACCCGGTCCAGCAGGGCCCGGTGCTGGGTGCCCTCCCGCGTCTTCCACGCCGTCAGGTCGCCGAAGTCCAGCCCGACGATGTCAGCCTCGTCGTAGTGGACCGGGTTGTAGGAGTCAGCCTCCATCACGAAGACCCCTGGTACGTGGGCTGCGATGTGCCGCACCGCCTCGGTGCTGGTGTCGTACACGCCGTGGTACCGAGGAGCCCAGAGCTCCTCGATCATGAGGGACTGGGCCCCCAGCCCGCCGAAGTACTCCATCGCGGTGTGGACGTTGGGGTGCAGCCCGGCCAGCGCCCGGTAGGCGTGCCACCCCGCCGTCAGGTGGGCGCTGGCTCCCCGGGGAGACCGCAGCGCCCAGTTCAGGAACCACTCCTGCTTGGGCTCCTCGACACTCATGGTCCACCGCTCGAGGATTGTCAGCTCCACGAACGCTCCTTCCGTACATCGGTCGAACCATCGGCGCGGCCGATGCGGCGTGCACCCTTACGCTGGTTGCAGACGAGGTGGCTCAGCCATAGGTTGTCGAGATCGTCCGTTCCTCCAGCCCGCGCTGGGGTGATGTGGTCCACGGACCGAGACATCGGAGTGCGGGCTGGAAGGCTAAAGTCGATAGGTAACAAGCACAACTGGCAGAGGTCTCCGTCACGCTCGTGAAGGACGTCCCCGACCTCGGCGAAGGATCCTCTGAACCCGCCGTAGGTGTTGCCGATCATGTTGTCATGCGCCTTTGCACGGGCAGCGGCGAAAGCTGCCTCCTGGGCGGGTGTGCGGGCTCGACCCTTCATTGTTCGTGACAACGACGCGGCCTGTTTAGCCCGAGACGCGTCGGTATGCGCAGCGCGGGCCGCAACGACGGCAGCCTTCTGGGCTTCTGTGGGGGTACGCCCCGCCCAAGAAGCCTTGAGTGCCGCTCGGTGCTCGGGGCTTTTGGGCTTCCCCGAGTTGGAAGCGGATATTTTGGCCCTAGTCTCGGCGGACAGGGTCTTTCCTCGGCGCGAAGCAGACATCTTTGCCCGGGTCTCAGGAGTGTGAGGACGGCCTACCACCTGCGCTCCTTCCGGATACCGAAGTCACCGCGCGCCACCTTGCGGTCAAACTCTGACTCTTCGATAAGAGCAGAGAAGCTGCTCAGGAGTGGGATCTGACCGGTTTCACGGAACCAATCCTGCTTCACCGGAGCGAGACCGGGATCGTTCGGCGTGTCCTCCAAGCGAAGTTGGGTAGGGAGATACTTCTTACGAGTTTCCCACAGCAGGTCGAACCGACGGCCGAACCTGGCCTCTGCCTTACGAATCCTCTCGTAGAACATATCCGAGTAGACATTCGGATACCTTCGTCGAGGTTTCCACCAGGATTTCCACGTGCAAAACGCCGACTCCAGGGTCAGCCGTCCGGCGTCCGGGTGGTCAACCTCGGCCAGCAGGCCGTCGGCGTACCGCTCCAGCTCCGGCACGATGCCCAGCATGTCGGGCGTGCCCTCGTCCCAGTACACGGCGTCGTACCCCGCCACCGTCGCGATGCCGTTGCGGTGCGACTTGGACCCTGCCTTGTCCTCGAGCATCCAGGTGCCCGCGTCGGGGACGGATGGCCCCAGCAGGATGCGCGCGTACTCGATCATGGACCAGGTAGACAGGCGACCCATGTAGGGCTGGCTGAACGCCCACTTCCAGGTGGCGTCCCAGCCCAGGCGCCCGGCGCCGAGCCAGGTGGTGCCCGGATGGTGACCGTAGACCTCGTGCCACTGCTCGGTAGCGACGCCGAACTTGCTCTTCTGGTGGCGCCGGTCGGTGTCCCACTCGAGCTTCTTGAAGTGCTCGTTCCAGAAGGCCACGGCGTCGGCCCAGCGGTCGGGCGTGGGCGCGGCCTCGAGCAGGAGCAGGGACGTCACGGCGTTCTGGGTGTTGCCGTTCAGCCACACCAGCCACGCCCTCTGGTCCTCGTCCAGCTCGAGCTCTTCAGCTATGGCGGGCAGCATCTGGTACACCGCGCCCGGGTGGCTCTTGTACTCCAGGTGCATCCTGTAGAACTCCAGGAAGCTCTCGCGCCGGTTCTCCGGAAGCCGGTAGTCGATGGTCATACTGGCTCCCACTCGATGCCGACCGAGTTGAGACCCTCGGACACGCGGTCCCAGAAGTCAGCCGGGAACGCCGTACCGTCCTCGTGGTCCTTGGGCCAGACGTAGATCTGCGGGTCCTGGCCGAACTCGTCGCTCATGTCAGCGGTGTCCTATCGAGTTGTGGATGTGCACGTCGAAGTACCAACGACGGGCAGCCGTTCGATCTGCCCAGGGGCGCGAGTGTAGCCCGCACAGCGGGCAGTCGACTTGGACGTACCCGGGTGCCGTATTACTGGCAGCGAACTGAGGTTCTAGGGCCACGAAGATGTCGGCGAGGCGAACCGATGCGAGCTTGTGGGTTGCCGTCCACACCATATCCGGACGCGGCCCTACCGTGACGTATCCCAACTTCACCAGAAGGTCTCGCATGCGGTAGAACCTCTGGCGGTCGCAGGCAAAGACGCTGCGCCGCATGAAGACGTTGGTCTCTGGCGCTACCTCCAGCACGGCCTTCATGCGCTCCAAAATCTCGGTAGTGGCCCTGGGCCCACCCGGGGAGGCAGGCTTGCGCGGGCCCCGGTTTCCCTTGGGGATGTGCACCAGACGCTCGGTGTTCGATGTGACGTTCATCCCTTGCGGTACCTCTCTGTGACGAACCCCTCACCGTCGAGGGGCAACCCTGTGGCCCACGTGGGCACCTGCGTCATGATGCGGGTGATCTCCTCGAGCTCGTCGCTCTCGACGATGACCTCGTCGTGGACGTGGCCCACGGTGCGGTAGCCCGCGTCCTCGAGCCGCACCAGGGCCTCCGCGAGAACGTCCCGGGCGATGGCCTGCGTCACGTTTTCTGCGAGCCTGCCTCCGTAGGTGCCGATGGTCGCCCCGCCACGCTTGGGGTCGTTGTAGACCCAGCTCTGCTTGAAGATCTTCTTCCCGGTCTTGGGGTCGGTCACGGAGTACCGGCGCCACTTGACGCCGTGGTAACAGATGGCCCGGCCCGACGGCAGCTCGATCTGCATGTCGGTGCCGGAGCGGTGGACCGTGATGTGCGGGCCCGCCTGCCCTCCACCGTCCACGGCGTCCTCGATCTTCCGCCACAGCCCCACGATGCGCGCGTTGGCCCGGCGCCACGCCGTCACTAGACCCAGCAGTGCCTCGTCGTCGCCCTCGGCGCCCATGGCCCGCAGGCTTCCCACGCTGCCGTTGTAGCCCAGCGCCAGCACGGCCACCTTGCCCTGGAACCGGGTGAGGGTGTTGCCCGGGGTGGACATACGCTCGGCCGTCTCGACGTAGATGTCTCGGCCGTCTCGGAAGGCCTGGAGCGCCCACTCCTCGCCCGCCATCCAGGCCAGCACGCGGGCCTCGATGGCTGCGTAGTCCACCACCGTGAACGGGCCCACGAACATCGAACGGACGAGCGCCTTCAGGGTGTGGGGGTCGGCCCCCAGGCCCATCTTGAGGTCCAGGATGGCGGCCTCGGGGTCGTCCACGGTGGCACGCGGCAGGTTCTGGGGCTGGACGCGCTGCCCGGTCCAACGGCCCGTGTGGGCCCCGAAGAACCGGAAGCCACCCCGGATCCTCGAGTCGGGCGACACCACCTCGAGCGCGGCGGTGAACTTGCCGCCCGCTGCCAGGGCCAGGTCCTGCCGCAGCTCGAGCACTTGCTTGTGGGTGGGGTCGGTGTCTGGGTCGTCCAGCTTGGCCTGGATGGTCTCGGCCCTCAGGTTGGGTAGGTCCAGCCCAGCCTCGGCAGCCCACGCCATCACCTGAGGCTGGCTGGCCGGGTTCTCCACGCCCGTGAGGCGGGTGAACTCCTCCTTGTTGGCGACCTTGTTCTCCTCGACCGCGCGGGCCGCGAACTTGCACAGCTCCAGGTCGATGGCCATGCCCCGGTCGTTGATCCGCTGGTCGACCACCCACACGCGGCGCTCCGCGGTCGTGGGCCAGTCGCCCAGCTTGGCGTGCACGTCCATCATGGTCTCGACGTCCTGGACGCAGTAGCTCAGGAACTCCAGCCATTCGGCCGGGTGGGTCTCCGCTGTGTTCCACCCTCCGTCCCGATTGGGCACCGTGAACAGCTTGATGAGCCTGCTGCCGGCCGAGTCCTTCTCGGCCGCCTGGAGGGCTCTCGCGGCCCCGTCCAGGCTGGTCGGGTAGCCGTACTCGGCGGCCAGCGCGGCGGTGTCCACCCACTGCTCCGGGTCCAGCAGGCGCCAGTCCAGCACGCCCAGGCAGACCCGCTCGAACTGTGCGTTGTGGGCCACCTTGATCTCGGCGGGGTCCAGCAGCCCGGGGATGGCGAGGATCTCGTCGTGCCCCACGGCTACCTTCACCGGACCTCCGGTGGACCAGCCCGCCATCAGCACCTGGAAGTCGAGGTCCTCGGAGTACTTGTACGCGCCATGAGTTTTCAGGTCGGTCCGGCTGCGGGTCTCGATGTCAACCCAGATCGTCACTAGAACCCGTCCCAGTAGTCGCCCTCGTCGGGCCCGTCGATGGACAGGGGGTCCTGCGCACGCCGGGCCTGCTTCCGCTTGCGGTTGTCGGGCCCGAACCTCGCCGGGCGGTCGATCTTCTCTCCGCACAGCAGGCAGTGGCCTCGCACGTTCGACACGCCGTGGACGCCATACACTGACGCCGCGCAGAACGTCATGGGGCGATGACCGTCCGGACGATGCCCGCCGTCAACGCGCGGCGGGCGCACGGTGCGCACGGCTGCCGGGTGACGTAGAGCGTGGCGCCCCGGGCCTGCAGACCCGCTCGCTGCAAGGCGTTGTCCTCGGCGTGCAGGCATAGCTCGTCGTCGGCCTGCGGGCTGCCGCTGGCGCAGCTACGACCCGCCCGTGGGCAGCCACCGTCGCCGCAGTTGGGTGCCCCGCGCGGGGTGTCGTTGAACCCAGTGGCAACCACGTCATGGTCGGGGCTCATCACGACTGCGCCCACCCGGTCCCGCGTGCAGCTGGACCAGGTGGCGACGGCCCGCGCCAGAGCCACGGCCCGTCGGTCCCACTTCGTCACCGCGTGACTTCCTTCAGCATGGGCGACATGTCGCCACCGTCGAGCCAGCGCAGGACGTCGGCCACGCCTCGGGCGTAGGCGCGGTTCATGGTGTTCTCCGACCGCTTCTCGGCGATGTCGGCCATGCGGCGCAGCCGCTTGCGGTCCTCGACCGTCATGAGCGGGCGCTTGGGTGCGGGGGCCATCAGTTCACGCCCAGGTGGTTCCGCAGGCAGGTCTCGAGCTCGTCCGTCGTGTGGTCGTCGATGGTGACCGTGCAGTTGACGCAGGGGTTGTCGTCCACGACCTCCACGACGTAGCTGTGGCGGTAGGAGTCCGACGGGCCCGCCTCGTACAGCAGGGTCGTCGCGGTAGGGCTGAATCGGGCGCCCCGGACGGCCAACACGCGCCCATCGGCCAGGCGGATCCGGGGGGCCGGGAGACCCTGGCGTGCGTTGAAGCTCGCGAGGTGCCCCAGCTGGTTGGCCTGCATCTCGATCATCGTGTTCTCCTCGGCGATTGGCGGGCCCCTGTGGCCCACGGGTGGAGCGTACCCCACCCGGGGGTAGTTGCGCTACCCCCGGGTGGGTGGAACTTGCTAGATCAGCGCTGCTTCCGCGTCCGCGAAGTCGTCCTCGGCGCGGGTACGGCCACCCAGGGCCGGACCGTCATCCAGGAACTGCACGTTGTTGAGCCCGAACGAGATCCCCCGGTTGCCGCTGTTGCTGTAGGGGAAGGCGTTCATGCTCACCCGGGCGTAGCAGCCCGAGTAGACCTGCGTCGGATCGATGACGGCGTTCAGGCTCGCGTCGACGACGCCGGGGCGGGTCTTGGACGAGAGGGCCATGTAGTAGTGGCCCGCGTACTCCGGGTTGCGCTCCAGATCGGCCTCCTCGTCCCCGTCGTGCAGGGTCGTCTTGAGGGCGGTCGGGATCTTCCCACCGAACACCTTGGTCTTGCCGGCCTCCGCCGCTGCGGCCTGGGCCTTGCGGATCTTGTCCATGGTGGTGGTGTCGGACTTCGGGATCAGGATGGTGGTGCTGTACTTCGCCTCCTGGTCCGGGTTGTTCGAGTAGGGCTCGAACAGGTGGACGTAGGACAGGCGGACCTTGCCGGTCACGACCTTGGTGGGGGACTGCTCAGGCACTTCGGTTCTCCTTGATTTACGGTGTTACGGCAGGGACGAGCCAGTCAGTCCAGTCGCGCACCTCCCAGCCTAGAGCCTCGGCGACGTGACGCTCCAGCTGGGCTCCCCGGCTGGCTTCCCATCCGGGGAGCATGGCCAGCCCATCGGCCATGTGGAGCATCGAGATCAGGTCCGCGCGGAGGTAGTCCTCCCACGGAAGCAGTTCCTCGCTCGGGTGGCAGGGCCCCTTGCAGGAATGCGCGGTGATGATGGTGCACACCCTGTGCGGGTTCAGCACCGTGTGCCCCACGGAACTGAGCGCTGCTTCTGCCGCCGTGAAGAGCGGCTTGTTCAGGTCGGGGTACCCGGTGATGGGGCCGCTGATGTACAGCCTCACGTGAAATCCTGCTGGGCGTGCCGGACTGCCGGGGCGTCCGGAGCCCACAAAGACCTGGCGCCCGGCTCCGGCGTAACCGGCTCGTCGTCCACGTAGTCGGCGAACAGCCCACCGACACGAACGATGAGTTTCCTCATCTCGGCGTAGCTGGCGCTCAGCTCGCCGTGCCGGGTCTTGGACTCCCGCAGCATGGCCCGCAACTGGGGCGTACTGCGACGGGCGATCTTCTCCATGATGCCATTCAGCTCGGTGGCAACGATGGCGATCTCGAGGACGTTCCGTTCCATTGCCATTACAGCGTCTCCTTCTGGAACTCTTCAGCCGCTCTGGCTGATGGGTTGATAGCGGCCCTACGATCGCTCTCCGGCACCAGAGACGGGCTGCCGGGGCCCCTGGTAATGAAGGGGCCCACGGCCACATCGAAGTCGCCCCCGAGGAGCTTCTCCAGGTCGCCGATACCCCGCATCTTCCGGGTGCTGACTTCGTCCTTGTCGTAGCCGATGGAGGTCAGCGCCTCCAGGGCACCCTCCGGGTCGGTGATGGACCGGCGACCGCCCGACATCACCACCTTGAACCCCGGGATGGTCTTGCCCTTGGAGTAGACGAGGTCCAGGCAGTAGTCCTTCACCGCCGCGCACCACTTCTCGATCGCAGGGATGCGCTCCAGCGAATCGGCCAGCTCGACCTCGTCCAGGAGCTCGGCCGGAGCGAAGTCGCCCTGCACCGAGTACTCCATCTGAGCCCGGCACTGGCCGGACACAGGACACCAGCGGCAGGCCTCGTCGCTGGGCCCGAACGGCGCGTCGGGCCCCAGGGCAAGCTCGGCCGTGGGGATGATGCTGTCGCGCCACCCCCGCAGCTCGTTGGCCGTCAGCTCCTCGGTGCTGACGTGGCCCAGCCGAGGCTGGAAGATGTGCAGACGCACCACCTGTGCCTCGCCCAGAAGGTCGCCATAGGCCTCGAGCGCGCCCACCCCGTACAGCCGGATCTGCGGGTTGCCCTGTGCCTCCACCTTCACGCCCAGGCCGTACTTGAAGTCGCAGACCTCCACGACATTGGGCGAGACGATGACGGCGTCACTGGTGCCCCAGCAGTCGGGCACACCGGTGGGCAGTCGCTGCTCGAGCAGCAGCTGGCCGAGCGGGTTGTCCTGCAGCCGGAGACGCAGGAACCGGACGTAGTCGTCAGCGTAGACGAGCATCTCCTCCTCGGCCTCGGGCAGGATGTCGAACTCCTGCCTCCAGGCCGGGGCCCAGGAGAGGTCTTCCGACTCGCCCAGCAGGCGCACCCGGGCCATGTGCTCCGCCAGGGCGTGGGCCGCCGTGCCCTCCCGTGCATACACGCTGTCCGGCTGGTCGGGCACCGTCTCCGCCATGCGGATGCTCGCCGGGCACCGCAACCACCGTTCCGCTGCACTCGGGCTCAACGTAGCGTGCAGCCCGCTCACGCCAGGGCCGCGAGGAACGCTCCGATGTTCTCCGGGGCGACCTCGGAGACGCGCTTGGAGCCCACGGTGGCCAGCGCGGCCTTGACCTTGGCTGCCTCACCGCTGGAGACCAGCTGGGTAGCGGCAGCGACGGCGTCGGCCATGGTGGGGGCATCTTCCGCCGGGGCGGGCTCGGGCTCCGCCGGGGCGGGCTTCTTCACCGGCGTGCCGTTGATCGGCTTCTTCGGCTCCTCGACGGTGACCTCGAGCTTGCCGCCCTCGGCTCGTGCAGCGGCCTGTGCCTCGGCGAGCGTCCCGTCGGCAGCAACGACAGCCTCGACGGAGGGCCACGCTCCCTCGGCCAGAACGGCCAAGACCTTGTGGTCGAGCGGGGACAGATTGCTGGTGTCAATTTCGATCTTCACGGTGTCTCCTTGTGTACGGTTGTCCGACGTTGAACGTACCTCATCCAGCTAGCGAAGGCTAGGGAAGTTCCCAGAAGCCCTCCTCCCCCGGCTCCGGCAGCATCGACTTGACGGGGGCGAACCCCAGCAGGCCCGCACGGGTACCGAAGAACGGCACCTCTGGGTACACAACCCGGAGACGATCGGCCAGCTTGCGGTCGGGCGACGACTTGGGCCCCTCGCCCGTGCCTGCCGGGCTCTGCAGCGCGACGATCTCGGCCTTCTCGCTTCGGAACCCCTGCGTGCCCAGCAACGTCCGGCCTGTGGCCTTCACCACGCCCATGATGAACGGGCCCTGGCCCCGGCCCGTCAGCTGGAGCTCGATGTGGTCCGGCTCGGTGTAGGCGTAGAACCCACAGGTGCACTTCTCGTCGGGTGACTCGTGCGCCTCGGTGCCGATGCCGAACACGGCGTGGCACTTGGCCACGTTGACGCCGGGGCGCCAGGGCTTGGCCGTCTCGACGTGGCGGGCCCGCAGTCGGCCGTACTTGTCCACCTTCCAGACGCGCAGGCCGTACACCTCGCCGAGGGCCAGGTCGAACGGGAGACCGGTGAACTCCGGGCCCGGCTTGTCCGGGCCGTACGAGAGGCTGATGCCGCCGGGGCCCGAGATGACACCGCCCTGGGTGTAGCCGAGTATCTGCTGGATCTGCCGGGAGTACGGGCTAGACACGGGCGGGCTCCTTGACGGGTGCGGCGGGCTCGGTGACGGGCACCGACTCGGGCATGGGCTCCAGGTCGATGCGGCGGCGAACGGGTCCGATGTCTCCCATTACTCCTTCTCTCTTGCGTCGGCGATGGACTGGCGAACGAAGCAGTCCTTGGCCTCCAGCAGCTTACGCAGCCCCGCCGACAACTCGGGGCCGTCCTGGAGGGCATTGGTCATCTGGTGGGCCAGGTCGTGGATGGGCTTGCTGAATTCCTGCGAGCTCGGGGGCAGATGGTCGTACTCGAACCACCACAGCAGCTGGGTGGTCGCCGGGTGTCTGCTCAAAGAGGACTCCTTAGATGGTCCAGCAGGACCTGCTGGGTGGTGGTCTTGCCCTTCAGCCGTTGAGCGATGAGCTTGTCAACGGTCCGTTCGCACTCCAACGTGTGGATGACGACGGGGTGCGTCTGCCCCTGGCGGGCCAGCCGGGCGTTGGCCTGCTGGTATAGCTCCAGGTCCCACGTCAGGCTGGTCCACACCAGAGTGTGGCCACCCGACTGCAGGTTCAGGCCGTGGCCCGCCGACGCCGGATGCGCCAGCAGCATGGGCACCTCTCCCCGGGCCCAGGCCTGGATAGCCCCCGGGTCGTCGAGCATGCGGGCCTGCGGGAACGCAGCCTTGATGCGCGCGGCCTCGGGGATGTAGTTGTAGAACACCAGGATGTTGTCGCCGGTACCGTCCGCCACCTCCTGCAGCGCGTCCAGCTTGGCGTTGTGCAGCGGGGCGTAGGTGCCGTCCTGCTCGTCGCTGTAGATGAACCCGGCCGACACCTGCGACAGCTTGTTGGTCAGCACGACCGAGCTAGAGGCGCTGTGGGTGCTCGTATCCAGCTCGAGCAGTAGCTCCCGGGCGAACTGGTCGTACTGTCGCCGTGCCGCCGGAGGCAGCTGGACGTCGACCACGTTGTAGGTGACGGGCGGCAGCATGTCTAGCTCGTCGTACGAACTCATGTAGAGGCACATGTCCTCCAGCAGCGAACGGATGCGCTCCTCAGATCCCTCTCGAGGTCGCCACCCGATCACGACACCCGACGGCAACTGCCCCGTCGGCACGAAGTACCGCTCCCGGTAGCCTCCCAGCGCCGTGCCCAGCCGCTGGCCCTTGTCCAGCAGGAACATCTGGGCCCAGAGGTCAAGGTAGCCGTTGGGCGCCGGGGTGCCCGTCAGCCCCCAGACGTGGCTGGCAGCGGCAGTGAGCTTGCGGGCGGCCTTCCACCGCTGGCTGTTCCGGTTCTTGAACGAGCTGAGCTCGTCTAGGATGACGGTGCGGTAGCCCGGCTTGGCGTCAGCCAGGTTGTCCCGGCTGATGACTGTGACGTCCGCACCTGCCGCGAGAGCGGCCTGCCGCTGGGTGGGGGTACCCGCTGCAAGGGCCAGCGTCAGATCGGGCCTCCAGAGGGCTCTCTCGGCGGGCCAGACGTGCTCAGCGACCCGCTTGGGCGCGACCACCAGCGCGGGCAGGTGGCGCGGCTCGAGCGCCGACAGCGTGGTGGCGGTCTTCCCGAGCCCCATGTCAAGGAACAGGCCAGCACGGTCCTGCTTGCGCAGGAAATCACGTGCTAACTCTTGGTAGGCATGAAGCTTCATCGGGCCCGCCGTTCCTGCACGCTGTCGGGCATGAAGCCCTCGTCGTCGGCCTGCCCGGGGGTTCCGTGCCGCTCGCACGGTCGTCTCCCGGCCCAGCCGTGATTGCGGCAGAAGGGGTCGGAGTGGTGCTCGCAGCACGAGCAGCAGAAGCAGTCTGTCCTCTCCCCCTCCACCCAAGGCCCGGCGTAGACCTTGCGGTACCGCAGGACGCCGTCGTAGCGGTTGATCTCCTCGACCCAGACCTCGCCACCGTCGCTGGGCAGGCGACGGTGGTCCCTCGAGGACGTCTTGGGATAGGTCCCCATCAGGGCACGACCACGGTATTCCACTCGGCGTCGATGCGGTCGTCCTGCTCCGACAAGTCGGCCAGGAGCGTCCGCGACAGCCTGGTGTACCGGCCATCCACCGCCATGCTCTTGATCAGCTCGGCGGGGGTCTTCCAGACGTCGACGTAGACCTGCGAGTCCTGCCCCCAGCCAGTCATCACCCCGCTGGGGTTGCAGGAGCGGCAGGGGTAGGTGTCGCTCGGCTCGGCGCTGATGGCGTCGTACCCCTCCAGCCGGGAGCAGTCCCGGCTGGCGTGCACCACGCGGTAGTGGACGGCCCGCCTGACCACGAAGCTGCCCGCCTCCGTCCGCCACACGTCGATGTCCAGCCACTGGGGCTTGCGGTGGTCGGGTGTGTCCGTGCTCTCGGACGTCAGCAGCTCCCCCGCGAACACCACCCGGCGACCGTATCCATCTGTGACGGTGATCTCAGTCCCAGCCATCTCCGTCTCCCTCCATCCACTGCTTCCGGTACTGCTTCGTCACCTTGACGACGGTCACGGTCTTGCGGCTCTTGTGGAACTTCTCGCGGCAGGCCTCGATTGTGCGGCCCAGCAGCTCGGCCAGCTCGGCCAGCATCTCGGAGCTACCGTCCCAGGCCTCCAGCCACTCCAGTTCGTCGGCGGACCACGGTTGACTGTCGCGATTGGCGGTCGCCCGGGACTCGTGATTGCGCTGCTTGCGTAGTTCGTTGTGCTTACCCATCTTGTCTCCTGCCCCTGTGGCGTGGTCGGTAGAACGAACATACCCCATTGCGGGGCCGAACACTAGCCCAGGCGAGCACGCAGCGCGCGGGCCGAGTAGACCACGGGCCCGGCGCCCTTGGTGCCCAGCGCGGCGGTCTCCACGTCGGTGGCGATGGCCGACAGTTCGGCGGCCTCGTCCTCCGTCAGGCTGACGGTGCGGTCGCGGACGCTGTCGGGCTTGGCCGCCCGCAGCTTCTCCGCCAGCGAGCCGCCCCGGGAGATGGCCTCGTCAGCGATGCGCCAGCCCACCCACGTTCGGACCTTCTCGGGCTGCTGAGCGGCTGCCCGGTCTGCCTGGTGGTGCTTGATGTTGTCGTCCGCCAGTGCGGCACGGTGGTCGGCGGTGTTGCGGGTCTTCCCGCAGACGGTGCACTTGCCCTTGCTGCCGTCGGTCGATGCGAACTTGTGCATGGTTCAGTCCTCCTGGTCGATGGTGCGGTTGTAGGCGTCGTCGCAGTAGTCGTCGTCGCGGTCCGGTGTCATCGGCGCATCTCCTGGCGGATCATGTAGGCCGCGAGGACCACGGCGGCGAGGTAGCAGATGAGCGAGAAGCCGTTCATGTCGTTGATCTCCTTCGGTTGGCGGGCCCCTGTGGCCCACGGGTGGAGCGTACCCCACCCGGGGGTAGTTGCGCTACCCCCGGGTGGGTGGAACTACGGCTTGACGAGCCAGGGCTTCTCGAGGCACTCGATGAAGCGGAGCAGGAACGGCGTGCCGAACATCCGCTGCATCATCGCGAACACCTCGAGGATGGCCCACAGCTCCAGGATGACCCGGGCGACGATGGTCACCGGCCGAGCGCCCGGCTGGCGACGGCGTTGCGGCCTGCCTGGGTGCCCGCCGACCGCGCGCTGGCTCCGCCGTCGCGGCGGTTGGTGGCGCGGCCCCGGCCCACCTGGATGTTCTGGTCGATCCAGGCGTCGACGGCCTCGGCCCGGTCCACCAGGACCAGCTCCGCGCCGGAGCCCGCCTCGTGCACGACCCGGTTGCGGGTCTCCCGCAGACGGCTGCCCGCTCCCCGGGCGAACCCGAAGATGAACTCGCGCCGGGCCAGGTAGGCGTCGTTGTCCGTGGCCCAGGGCTGGGAGGGCTTGCCCTCGTCCTTCCACCATGCCTTGGCAGCGGGGATGGCCTGGGTCGACAGGGAAGTGTACAGGGTCTTGGCGTCGGCGACGTCGTCCTCGTGGCCGATGAACCAGATGACCTTGTAGCCGGTACCGTTGGACTGGAGGGTCCGGACGTTGAAGCTCGGGCCGACCTCGTGGCCGATGCGCAGCAGGGCGATGGCGTAGCCGTGGCCGTCCTTGATGGTGATCCGCTCGGTGACGATGGGGGTGGTCTTGCGCGTCGCGCCGACCTTCTTCGCCTCCAGCTGGGCCCGCTCGACGCCGTGCTTGAGCATCAGCTCCTCGGCCTTAGCCATGAAGGCCTCGGCCTCGTGCTGGTTGGTGGTGCCCTCGGCCTTGGCGAGCAGCTTGGCGATCGTGGACTCGATGTCGGTGGCCATCGTGTTCTCCTTCTCTCAGGGCCCCTGTGGCCCAACAAGGTACAGCGTACCCCATACCGGATGCATCCGCTACCCCCTATTTCCAGGCACGCGCCTCGGCGGCTCCGGTCACCACGTCGACGCTGGTTCCCAGCGCGCCCGCGCGAGAGTGCCACAGCTTCTGAATAGGGCTCAGGCGCCCGCCCGGCGCCTTGAGTTCCACGAATCGCACCACGCCCCCGGGCAGCAGGACGACCCTGTCGGGGTTGCCCGCGTTGACCGGTGCGAACTTGAAGCTGAGCCCACCAAGTTCACGGACGCGCTTGTTGAAGATTGCCTCTACAACACTCTCCCTCATCGGCCTACCGTATACCCCAACAATGCCGTAGGGTGTACTGGCGGTGGTCTGGCCTACACCACCGCCAGTACACCTAAGGAGAACCGTGGAGCCACTACAGGCTGCCCGACATCTAGCTGCTGCCGGGGTGCCCATCTTCCTGGCCCGGTACAGTGCCAACAACCTGGGGTTCCGGCTCCCCGAAGGATGGGAGAAAACTCAGCCCGACCCAGGGGTGGTCGACGCCTGGAAGCCCGGCATGGCGCTCTGCGCTGTCATGGGGCACGTGGTGGACGCCATCGACGTCGACCCTCGCAACGGCGGCACCCTCGAGGCTCTGCAGGCCGCGCTGGGCGGAGAGCTCCCCCGGGTGTACGGCGTGCAAGCGACTCCTTCGGGAGGAGCCCACTACCTCATCGCGAGCCTGGGCGTGCGCAAGGCCCAGTCGGTGGTGCAGGGCGTGGACATTCAGGCGGGTAACGCCGACGGCGTGGGCCGGGGGTTCATCTTCCTGGCGCCCACGGTGCGCGACTCCAAGTCCACCGGTCAGCCCACGGGCTACTCCTGGGAGATCGACCCCGATCTTGGTAGCCTGCTGCTGGGCGACGACGAGACCGGTGCCGGGCTGGCCGAGTTGGTGGAGGCGCACCACGGGCGGGCCCGGGGCAAGGTCAACTCCGACGGCAGCTACATGGGACCTCTGTACTCCGAGCTGGGGGAGGCGCAGCGGGCCGAGTCCGACGCGCTGGTGGCCGAGAACGTGGCTCGGTGGCGGTCCATGCTCGAGGCGTGCACCGCATGGCCCGAGGGGATGCGAGACGACCGCGGACGTGGCTGGGAGGCCCTTGCCTATCAGTGTGCGTGGGCCCTGGCGAAGATGGCCTCGTGCCCCTGGATGCGCATCGACGAGACCGGCGCCGAGCTGGTGTACAACGAGATCCTCCCGCCTGCCCTGGCCGACGACGAGACCTGTGCCGGCAAGTGGTTCGAGGGCATCGTCGAGAAGGCTGCGGGCGACCCAGTCGACGTGCCGCCGTGGGTGGAGCGCGGCGACGTGGAGGACGACTTTGGCCGGGTCACGCGACCGGAATGCGACGCCACCAACCCCGCCCACGTGTCCACCTGGCTCGACAGCGAGGTGGGCCGGGGCAAGCTGAGCGGCGTGTTCCGCCGCAAGGACGACCTCATCTACACGCCCCGTGTGGGCGAGCACGGCTACATCCCTCCCGACAACCCGTTCGACAGCGACGGGCCCAGCCAGGTCAAGCGCATGTCGCCCCTGCAGCTGGCCAACCGCATTGACGCCTGCTACCGCGTGACCCACACCCTGAAGGACGGCACCCGCAAGGACGTCCTCTTCCCGGAGGAGGTGGCCAAGCGAGCCCTCAGTGACCTGGACGAGCTGCGCAACGTCTGCCACCTCCGCATGGTGAGCCACACGCCGATTGTGCGGGGTGACGGGTCCGTGCTCGACGAGCCCGGCTTCGACCGCGCGTCCGGCGTGCTGTACCTGCCGGAGCGCGGCCTGCACGTGGACCCCGTGCCCGAGCACCCCACCGACGGCGACGTGGCCGCAGCCACCAAGCTCCTGCTGTCCATGCTGCAAGACTTCCCGTTTGTGACGGTGCACGACCGGGCCAACTACCTGGGGTGCCTGCTCATCCCCCTGATAAGAAACCTGGTGCCGCCACCCTACAAAATGCTCATCCTGGGAGCGCCTCAGCGCGGCTCGGGCAAGAGCCTGCTGGCGCTGATTATGCGCATTGTCCACGGTGGGGTGTTCCGTAGCGAGATCCCCCGGGAGGAGGACGAGCGCCGCAAGGTCATCACGTCCATTCTGGACTCGACGTCGGCCCCGGTGGTGCAGTTTGACAACGTGTCGGGCGCGCTGCGGTCGGCGACGTTCGACGGCCTGCTGACCTCGGCCACCTGGAGCGACCGCAGGCTCGGGCTCAACGTCAACGTGGAGCTGACCAACGACCGTCTCTGGGTCCTCACCGGCAACAACGTGATGATCGGCGGCGACCTGGACCGGCGTGTGCTGTGGTCCACCATCAATGCCAACCTGGAGCACCCGGAGCTCCGCCCGGCCGAGGGCTTCGCAATCCCCGACCTGGAGGGCTGGGTGGCGGAACACCGGGGCGAGGTCATCCAGGCCATGCTCGTCCTGGTGCGAAGCTGGGCAGCAGCGGGCATGAAGGTGCAGCCCGCCCCTACCTCCGACTCGTTCGGCCGCATGACGCAGGTGCTGCAGGGCGTGCTGGACCACGCGGGCATCCCCGGCGTCATCGGCGACCAGGACGCCAAGCCCGACCTCCCCGACATGGACGCCGAGGACTGGGCCGTGTTCCTGCGGGCCGCGCACGGCCTCATGGGCGACTCGTGGTGGACGACCCGTGAGCTGGTGGACCAGATCGAGGGCGACGACCTGCCCGGTGACCTGGCCGACAAGCTCCGCCACAGCAGCAGCGGCGTGGTCAAGTCGCTGAGCAAGATGCTCGGCAACAAGAAGAGCCAGTGGGCCAGCGGCCTCAAGGTGGAAGGAGCGGGCGGCCGCAACCGGGCAATGAAATGGCAGATAGTGTCCCGAAATGAGAAGGAGAACCCCCAGTGAAGAAGATCATCCCCGCCGTGCTCGCGCTCGGCGCGCTCGCGGGCTGCAGCAGCGCAGCAGACAACGCCAGCTCCAACCTCTCGACCCAGGCCGACAACTTCCAGGTCGAGCGCCAGATCGTGTTCTACAACGGCATCACCGACAAGTACATCGCTGAGGTGACCGGGCTGTGCTCGATCGGGAACGACTCCACCAGCAGCCAGGTCAACTACACCTGCAAGACCGGGCCTGACAGCTACATCAAGAACTTCCTGCACATCAGCGACAACGTCACCTGGTTCGCGCTCCAGATCGCACCCAACAAGGTCGACCCGTACCACATGCAGATCATCCTGCGGCCGGAGACGCTCATCCCCAACGTCTCGGTCCAGACCAGCGGGAGCCACTGAGATGAACCGCTACATGGCTGAAGGGGTGGCCGACGACCTGGTGCAGGGGCGGACGGTGATCGTGGTGTCGTCCTCGCCACGAGACTCCATGGGCGAGGTGCTCTACAGGCTTCAGAGCTCC